TGTTAGAGAAGAATCTGTAACTTGATTTACCACCAAATTGATTGTTGCAGTTGGTGCTCTTGATGATTTTGGTATGTAACCTAATTCTTTTGCATGAGAAACAACAGATGCTCTTTGAATGGCAGTGTCCAAAAACATCTCATTTGCAACTTGATTCAAATAATAGGCATTATATTGTGTATTATATGCCAAAGTATCCAATAGAACCGACAATGCAGAACCATCGTAATTGTAATCTTTTAATATATCCTGCGATTGCAGAAAACTTTTCAAACTGGTTTTAATCTGGTTAAAATCTAAGTTTGTTACGTTAATACCAGTATTAGCAGCCATTTTTATCTATTTCTCTCTAAAAGAAGTGTTACTGTTGTCGGTAACGTTGCATTTTCTATATAGAACGTGATAGTTACCTGATATTTATTTTCATCTGGCATAGAATTAACCGTAACATCAGTAACATTAGCTCTGGGTTCATAGTTCTTTATTGTGTTTAAAATTTCTCTTTCTAATGTTGCAGAGGTCATAGGAGAAAAGTTTTCAAACAATAATGCATCTATATTTGACCCTAATTTTGGATCAAATAATCTTTCATATCTTTTGGTTGAAAGTAAATTACGAATAGACCTAATAACGGCCTTATCGTCATAACTCAAAGCAACATCACCCGTCACCGGTTTCTTGGTGAAAGTGAAGTCTATGTCTGAGTATATCTTAGTTAAAGTTGCCATGTTTTATTTATGAGCAAAAAGTGGAATGACTTTTTGGAATCTTGAAAGTCGTGGAGAAAATTCTTGGGCCGGAACGCAAAAAATCGAAATTTTATCCGGCAAATACATTTGGACTTCCAGATGTGATTTTACCACCATCTGTTGAGTCATCAACTCTCGCCAAGGGTATACCACCAACAAAAACAGTAGATGAACCAACATTAATCACAGCAGAGTGCGGTACACAAACAGGACCATCCGGTATCGTGTGTGGTGCGACTGGATTTCCCTTACATTCAACAGCAATGCCATTGGCGTATACTTTTTTTAATGCACCCGTTGGACCAGTCACGGTAGAGGTCTTATCACATTCGTGACCTGTTGTTGTAGAGTCTCCATCTCTTGCTACTGCTGGCATTTTATTCCTTAATTTAGATTGATTGTCTTACCATTGATAACAACGTTACCACCAACATTAAGTGTGTAATTTCCACTTACTGTTTTATTTACATTACCATTAACTTTTTCAACAACATTACCTTTTACATACAGATTGGTATTTCCATCTATAGTAATATTACAAGTACCTTTTACATGAACATTGTTATCAGAAAGATAAATTTCATAATTCTTGCCAACCACTTTGGTAACCTTAGAACCATCCGGTGCAATCTCAAAGAACGTATTGGCCTTATGGTTTAGGTGAATCCTCTCGTATCCTGGTGTGTCATCCAACTCAAATATGTGTCCTGCTTCAGTTTCTGTCACCCGATTGTAGGGGACTCTTGCATTATATTGAGATGCCGGTTCACTCCAACTACCACCAGAAGCGGTTGCCACGTTAGTATCTAATTTTGCGTTGTGGTAACCAATTGCTGTATTTGCAATATTTTCATGTCTGTGTAAACGGCTTGTGGTTGGTTCACCTACTGGATAGAATGTGCCTTCAGAAAATCCTTTTGAGAAATTTGGTCCATTTTTTGGTATTCCTGGAAATACACCAATAATTACAGGAGCCTGACTAGATGCACCATCAGTAAAGAATCCAAAGGCATAATCACCTATCAAAGGCGTTCCATCTGTCATTGTGCCATTTGGTGCAAGACAAGGAAGTGCCCAAGATAGAGCATCTGTTGGCAATTCATTTAGATTGTCTGTGTGGTGTCCGAACATACGTACACGAACACGACCTAAACCAAGTGGATCATTTCTATCTTCAACGACACCAAGCCACCAAAAGAAGCCATCTTTTCCAATAAAATTGTTCATGCTGAGACAGCCTCTTTAGTTGTCGGACTTGTATTATCAGTCTGTGTATATGCTGTTTTAGAACTGTCTTTTGCAATTTCTAAGATTGTTTGATATCTTGTTGGTTGTATAATATGTCTAACAGCAGTTACCAAGTATTTTCCAGAATAAAATTTGTCGAGTTCTTTTAGATTGTCAGTTGGTTTCAATGAATATAAATCAAAATTGATTGTTCTACCAGCAGTTATACCTGGATCACCAGGTATTGATAATTTGATTGAAGTGTAATTTGCAAGTGAGATTGCAGCGGTTCTTAGTGGTACAAATGTTTCAATTGAAATATCTTTAGCAAATCCACCTTCTTTTTCTTTAATATAAGGTATATTACCTTGGTTTGAGTTTCCTGTTGCAACTTTTAATACACCTTCAAATGCTTGACTTATATTTGTACCTAATCTATTTTGTAGGTCGTTCAATACACCTTCCGGATTTAATTTTTCCATTTTACTTTTATTATAATCAAAGTCCGTAACATTAAAAGACCTAGTCATTGGATCAATAGACACCAAACGATTCGCAAAAGCACCAGAACTTATATCATGCATCATATCATACACTTTATTAAACTCATATTCTAAAACCTGAGTTGTTTTATCCTGAAGGCTTTGGTTTTGATTGCTTATATTTTTAGGTTCATATCTATATGTTGCGTATATATTTTCTTTATTTAAAGATTGTATTGACCTAAAATTGAAACCATTTTTAGTTTCAAAGAACAACATATCTGCCGTACTGCCATATTTTTGTGGTCTGGCATATGTAGAAACCCAACTAATTGCTTCAAATGGTTTCATTTTTGGTATGACAAAATCATACATGCCAGTTGTTTCTTCAATTTTCTCTATATTTTGACTTTTGATTTTTAACTTTTCTATCAATATATCTTTAACAATTTCAGATATTTTTTTACCAGTATATGATTTGCTTATTTTTATTTGTTCAGATAACATCAGTTCTTCGGAACAGAAATATAATGTATATGGTTCTGAATTGTTGTTTCCTGATGGCTTTCTATTGCCTAGTTTATATACTCTGAATCTTTGGATGTTTTCATTAGGTGCATCTTTAATTTTGCCAAAATCTACTTCTATGAATTCATTACCAGTTAATTGTAATAATTCAATAAAACCTTGTGCATCAATAATTGTGATATAACCAGAAGCCGCAAAGGTATAGATGTCCTCATAGTAAGACATATCTATCATAAGTTTTCTGATATCAATTTTTTGACCAGCTGAATCCAAAAAATTTAATGTCTTTAATGAATAATCTTGTGGGTAATAAACACCAGGGGTTTCTATCGCACTATTTGTTTGATTTTGTTCCATAATTACTTCATAAGATTTTTAAATTCTTTTTCCAATTGATTTACATACAATTCATTTAATATGTTAATCGTTCTTTTAGATTCATTTGTTTCCGTTTCCCAATCATAATAAGAAAGAATTTTCTTTGTGACCGAAACTGTCACAACGCCTGTTGGTAGAGTGTAAGAGTTTGTAGTTTCTTGTAAATTATTATAAGAAAGTTCATCAATTACAACAATATTTACAGTTGTTGTTTGTGTTTCAACGTCATATTTTGTGATTATTTTTTGAAACTGATATGTTGTTGAATATGGATCAAAAACACTCCATGTACCCAAAGATTGATTGTATCCGTATTTATCATTGATATAAGTATTAAATGCTGCGTAATTTAATGGCCATTCCCATTGTGGATCCATGATTTGATTTGCAAACAATACAATCCAGTAACGATAAGAGTCGCCATAATATTTGTATGCTACAATTTCTGGTGTATCACCTTCTTGCAAATCATATTGGTAATATACCATAGGATTTTTTAAAACGTTTGGCATAATGCTGGCACGAGCCATTAAATTTGTGTATAAACTTGAAGCACCTTGCGGAGTTCTATAAACAATTTTAGGTAAAGTATTGAAATATTGCATTTTAGTATCCAGCGAATTCTATTTTTGCTCTATCAACAAGTTCAATTTCTTTGAAATTCAACGTTAATGTGGTTTGTACAGGTGCACCATCAGTATGTGCAGACCAACCATTAGGTGCGTAATTAACTTCAATTGATTCAATTACACTTTCACCTACCGCAGCTATATTAGAATTTATACCACCATCTTTATAGAAACCTAGATTGAATGTTGATGGAGGAATAAAGAACATGCCAGATTGACTAATTCTAGGTGCAGCGTGTGTTTTAAATAATTTAATTATGTTTTTAACTGTATCTGCTTCTTCTTTGGAATATGGTGTAAATGTAAATGACATTGAATACGTTCTAAAATCAATACCATCAAACAATAACTGTTGACCTGGATTGATTGCAAGGCCTTGTGTGGATAATAATAATTTTCCTCCACTTGATGTAGCAGCACCAATACCACCATTAATTGCACTGGCAATTCCACTTATGAATCCTTTTTGGCCTCTTTCTTTTGGTGCGAATAAACTTGACACACCTTGCAGAGCAGACTGTGCAGCATCTAATAAACTAACATTTCCATAAGATGCGTTATTTGTGAAACTTAGGCCATCTGGCATATATAGACCAATAGTAGCCGCCAATCTATTTTTCTTTGGTTTTAAAGAAAGATTTGTTTTTTCTGTTACTTGTGCATATGCTTCTTTACCAGCATCAATTGTACCAGAAATTACATTTTTAACAGCAGCAGTTGTTGTTTTTATTCCAGCTAATGGATTTTGAGTAGTAGTGGCTGGTGCACCAGCAATATCATTTTGTGCATCACTAACACCATTGTTAAATAAATTAGATATTTTTTCAGTATCGTATTGTGTAGGTTCAATCTCATTAATTACAAATTGAATCCAATGACCTCTTGTGGCTGAACCTAAATCTCTAGGATAAGAGTAAGTTTCTATGTTTGATCCTCCACCAAAAAGTTTAGCTAGAGGGCCTTTAAGTAGGTTTCCAGGTATTGATACACCACCAATTGATGAGGGAATTGATATGATTGCCATTTATTTTTCCGTAAAAAGGTATACATATATTTATGGCATATTCTGGAACATTTAAACCATCAAACCCACAAAAATACGTTGGGGACTACAAAAATATCATATATCGCTCAAGTTGGGAAGCAAGAGTAATGAATTGGCTCGACAAAAATCCAAGTATTGTGTCTTGGGCTTCAGAAGAAGTTGTCATACCATACATTTCTCCAATTGATGGAAGATGGCACCGATACTTTCCCGATTTCGTTGTCAAAGTCAGAGATAAGAACGGCACACTGAAAACAATGATGTTGGAAGTGAAACCAAAGAAACAAACCAAAGAACCAGAACAACAAAGACGAGTTACCAAAAGATACATTACCGAGGTAACTACTTGGGGCGTCAATCAGGCTAAATGGAAGGCAGCAACCGAATATTGTTTAGACCGTGGTTGGGAATTTAAATTGATTACTGAGGACCATCTTGGCTTGTAACTAAATAAGTCATGGCAATCAAACCCTCTATTCTTACTACACTCGCTGAACAAAAATCTGCTGCTGAATTGCAGACGATGAGTCGTGAATCTTTGCAATGGGTAACCAAAAAAGTTGCAGAACTCCGTAATCCTGGTCGTTTAGCAATACCAATTACTAAAGAAAAAACCAGATTCACACCACCATCAAGCCGTCAAAAGTTTCTAATGGGTGGTCTTTATTTCTTTATGTACGATCCAAAAGGTAAAGATGATTTGCCTTATTATGATAAATTTCCATTGGTTATGCCACTTAAAAGAGAATCTGATGGTTTTATAGGATTGAATCTACACTATTTGCCAATCAAATATAGAGTTAATTTTATGCGTAAATTGATGCCGTTGGCCATCTTTAATGATGAAGATGAGATTAAACGTATTCGTATCACATATGCTATATTAGATGCGTCTAAGAAATTTAAAGAATTTAGACCATGTATTAAAAAATATTTGTATTCTCATGTTAAATCCAGAATACTCACAGTTGAACCTAATGAATGGGATATTGCTTTGTATTTACCAGTTCAACAATTCAAAAAGGCTCCAGCCAGTACGGTTTGGAGAGAATCAGTAGAAGAAATAAGGAATTCATAAAATGGCAGGTTCAATCAATGACTTTAAATCAAGTTTTAAGAATGATTTGGCTAGACCAAATCGTTTTGACGTTGATATTCCTATACCACTAACACTATTACCTTATCTTAAAACTGCAAATAATTTAAGATATCGTTGTGAAAATGCCAATTTACCTGGTCGTACACTGGCAACACTAGAACAAAAAACATATGGTCCAGTTGAAAAGTTTCCATATTTGACCACATATAACGATATTGATTTGACTTTCATTGTTGATGGTGATATGTCACAAAAGGTCTTTTTTGATGCATGGTTGAATTATATTAATCCATTGTATAACAATAACTTCAGATATAAAAGTGATTATGCAACAGACCTTAAAATAACACAATACGATGTTACCAATCAAGCAACATATTCAGTTGACTTATATGAAGCTTATCCAATTTCTGTTAATCAGTTAGACTTAGATTGGTCTAATGATTCTTATCATAAGATTACAGTAACATTTGCCTATACTAAATGGAAAAACAATTCACTGGAAGCTCTTGCAATGGAGTTTGTGGATTCTGTTATTGGTGGTGTTGCAGACAAATTTGGTGGTCTTGGTGGTACTGCTGGTGGTGCATTGGGTTCCATCACAGGTGCCGCTGTTAATAAAGCTGGTATTGGACTTGGTTCTGGTTCAAGTGGTTTTAAATTATAAGGAGTGATAATTATGGCTTTGCCTAAACTTGATGTGCCAACATATGAAATTGAATTGCCTATTTCTAAGAAGAAAGTCAAATACAGACCTTTTCTTGTAAAAGAACAAAAGAATCTGTTGATGGCTTTAGAATCCAATGAAGCAACTACAATTCAACAAAATGTATATGACATACTAAACAATTGTACTTTGACAGAAGGTATTGATATTGATAAGTTACCAATTATTGATGTTGAATATTACTTTATTAATCTTAGAGCCAAATCTGTTGGTGAAATTGTTGAAACAAAATATAAATGTAATAATGAAGTGAATGAAAAGGTTTGTGGTAATTTAATGGAATCACAAATCAATTTGACTAACATCAAACCGTTTTATGAGAACGAATCAGTTGATCCAGAAATACAGTTAACTGATAACATTTTTATTAAGATGAAATACCCAGAATTCTCTGTGGTAAAAAGTTCTATTGAAATGGAAGATATCACAGAAGTTACTTTCAATATGATTGCTGAATCTGTAGAGTATGTTTATGATAGTGAACAGGAACAATTTCATTATGCAAGAGAAGCAGAACCTGGTGAAATGTTAGATTTTGTTGAATCATTGAATCAGGAACAGTTTCAAAAAGTGGAACATTTTTTTAATAACTTACCAAAGTTAAAAGAAACTATTGAGATGAACTGTAGTAGATGTGGTTTTCATCACAAGATAGATGTGGAGGGTCTTGAGAATTTTTTCGGATAACGCTGCGTCACGATAACTTGAGAAATTACTACAAAACTAATTTCTCTTTGATGCAGCATCACAAATACAGTTTGACTGAACTTGAATCTATGTTGCCATGGGAACGTGACATTTATATCTCTATGTTGATACAGTATATCGAAGAAGAAAACCAAAAGATTAAAGAGAGACAAAGAAAATAATAAATGGCCAAGGCAGAACCATCCAATAAAACAAAATCAACGGCTTCTTCACTAAAAAGTGGAGTTAATCCCAAGTCGTCTCCTGCCGATTCTCAATTAAACAATCCAAAAGAAATTCTTGGTGCCATTTATGATTTGATGGTCAAAAACCGTGAACAAATGGTAAAGAACAGAGAACTTGAACAAAGAATAAACAAAGATAAAAAGAGACAAGACGATACTCAACATAATGAGATATTGAAAGCTCTGACTGTTCGTAGAAAACCTGGTAAAAAGAAAAAACCAGAAGAAGTTAAGAAAGAAGAGCCTAAGAAACCAGCCGAAAAAGCACCAGAGAAAAAACCAGCTGAAAAGCCAGCTGAAAAGAAACCAGCTGAAAAGCCAGCTGAAAAGAAACCAGCTGAAAAGCCAACTGAGAAGCCAGTTGAAAAAAAGCCAGCCGAAACAAAAAAAGTAGAGGAAAAGGTTAAAACTGAAGGTGAAAAAGCCAAAAAAACTGCCGAGAAAGAAGGCGAAAAGGCTAAACAAACTGCTGAGAAAGAAAGCAAAGCTGCAAAAGATAAAGCGGAAAAAGAAGCAGAAGCAGCCAAAAAGAAAGCTGAACCAGTAAAAGAAAAACCTGCGGAAGCACCAAAGAAAGTTGAACCCGCACCAAAACCAACAGAACCAGCAAAACCTGCACCAAAAGCAGAACCTGTCAGACCACCAATTTCGGCGAAAAAAGCCGGAGTTCTTGCTGCTACTGGTGTTGCTGGAGTTTTGGCATCAGGTTTGGCTGAAGCAGGCATTTCTGAAAAAGGTCAAGCAAACATATTAGCTCAAGTAAAAGGTGAATCTAATTTTCAACCAAAAAATGAAAATTTAAATTATACATCAGCTAAACGAATATTTGAAGTTTTTAAACCACCTAGAATACCAGATGAAAAATTTGCTGAACAATTTGTTAAAAATCCAGAAGCATTAGCCAATTATGTCTATGCTAAAACAGATGGAAACTCAGAACCAGGTGATGGTTGGAAATATAGAGGCCGAGGATATGTCCAACATACAGGAAAAAATCAATATAAAGCAATTAAAGAATATACCGGTGTTGACGTAGTTAGTAATCCAGATTTATTAAATGATCCAAAAGTTGCAATTAAAGCTCTTGCTTGGTTCTTTCTAAAATACAAAAAATTAAAACCACAAGATTTGGATGATATCAGTAAAGTTAATAGAGCGGTTGGTTTTGCAGATAAAAAAGATAAATCTGGTGTATTGGAAAGTGATAAAAGGAAAAGAGAAGCGGAAGAATTTTTAAAATCTTCCACTGCGAGTTCCGTTCCTAATACAAATGGTTCACAAGTTAATCAATCATCTACAGAAAACAAAGACCTAAAAGACCAAGCGGCCAGAGATAAATCTGCGGCCACCAATATTAACAATCAAACGACAAATGTTCAACAAGGTAGTCAAATAGTAGCATCACAACAAAAAGTTGATGATAGACCAGCATATCTAAGGAAGCAAAATGGCTGATAAGATGACATATCAGGAAGCAAGAAGGATCCGTAATAAAGATTATTCTTTAAGCAAACTCATAACACAAAATATCAGGCGGAGTGATATGAGTGCTGGTGCAGCCATTAAAGAAGCGTTTAAAGAAAAGTTTGATATTAAGACAAGAACAAAAGCAAAGATAACTGGTATCAAAGAAAAATTCGATCCACTTAATATTGCTAAGTTTCTAACTTTTGGTTCTAATGTTGCGCCTGCAATATTAGGTAGATTAACTGGTCGTTCTAAGGCAGATATTGCCAATTTTACTGGTGGCCGTGCCAAACCATATGAATCAGCAACTAGGATTGGAAAATTAGAAGGTGACGATTCTGGAATGACTGAAATTTTGGATAAAATCTATACCTTTATGAAGAAAAATCAGGAAGATGATATCAGGCATCAAGAGTTACAGAATAATCGCCGTGAAGAAGAAATGAATGAAGATGCAATACGACATAAAAAGTTATTAGAAGCACTTGCCAAATTAACTGGTAATAAAGTTGAAGGTACAGCTGAAAAAGTAAAAGGTGAGGAAGGTTCATCTATAGCTGATATTCTTTCAGACTTATTATCTGCTTTTGGTGGACTGAAGATGCTTAAAAATGTTGGTGGATGGTTAGTCAGATTAGCTTTAAATCCTTACATTCTTATACCACTTTTAGTTGCCGGTGGTATTTGGTATGCTATTGAATCCTTTAAAAAGAATGATGAAGAACAAAATGCGGCCGCAGCAAAAGGTGATGTTGAAACATTAAGAAAAAAAATTGAAGCTGGTTTAGGTGATGAAGCTGGCATGTATGCAAATCAAGATGAAATGGTGAAAAATGCTTTAAAGAAAGCAAATACACCAGAATCTTTAGATGCTCTGAAAAAAATGGAAGAAGGTGAAAGACCAAAAACTAGCGCAGACAAATATGACCAATTCCTTGCTGACAAAGGTTATTATAAATCTATGGGTTATAAAAACTTAAAAGGAGAAATGGTACCTGACGATTTGAAAAAAGCTGCCATGGAATATGCTTCAGGTCAACCAAAAGCAGAAGAAACACCCACTCAAAATACTTCTGGTACAACAGTAGAGGAAGCAGCACAAGCACGTTCTGATTTTGCTAAAACTGATCCAAGGATGGTGGGTTCAGCCACTGAAGCCGAAGCAGCCGCTGGTGCCAGTGCGAATTTAGTTAGAGCAACAAACGAAAATAATAATTTAAAATTGGAAGATTTAACTTCTGTACCTACCATTAATTCAGTTAATTCATCACAAACAAATGTCGGTAAATCTTCCAATCCAAAACAATCACTAC